TAGGGGAAACTTCTTCTTTGTAAATCCTTGGTGCTTTATCAGGTGTGCTAGTTTCTATAACCGTATATCTATCGTGTGCAGTTAAAGACCAAGACACATCTTCATCGTTCCAAGGCTTACCGTTTGAACCTGTTTGACTGTCACGCATGATAATGGTTTTCTTTTCAACCACCAAGTCTGTAGCTGACTTATAATCACGAGCAGTTATTGTGCTTGCTACTTCGTCTTCAACGAGTTGGTCGCTTCTTGTAGAACGGTATGTAGGCTTTTCGGTATTTTTTTCTCGCTTTCTTCTGCTCGGCGGAGCATCTTCTCGCACTGGTTCTCCGTCAAATAATACCTTGGCAGGACTTCTCCAGTTTCCTCCAATATGTCCGATAACGAAGATACGCCTTCTTCGTTGGGGGATTGCGTTTGGAAAGCGTTGTGTTCTGACATGTTCAGTGTTAAGAACTCTGTAGGCGAACCCATACCCGAGTTCCCCCAATGACCCAAGGAAGGTGCCAAGGTCTTGTCCTCCATTACTTGACAAGATACCGGGGACATTTTCCCATACAACCCATGTGGGTTGCACTCGTTCAATAAGTTTAACAAATTCAAGTGCGAGGTTTCCTCTATCTTCTCCAAGCCCTTTCCTAAGTCCTGCAATACTGAATGTTGCACAGGGGGTTCCTCCAACGAGGACATCAGGTCTAGTTGATAAGTCTGATGCTTTGATTTTGGTGAAGTCTTCATAATTTTTTATCCTCGGGTAATGATATTGTAATACAGCAGACCTGAATGGGTCTATCTCAGCTAATCCTATGCATTCAAATCCTAGTGGGTGCCAAGCTACTCCTGCTGACTCGATACCACTGCAAATTGATAGATATTTCAAAAAACCAACTCCTCGTCTTTATTATCTTCAATGTCAACGAGGCTTACATCGTATAACTTCCTACCGTTACTCTTTCTTGGTATGACACCTCTGTCTGTTAACACTCTCGATGCATCTTTGAAGTCTATGTTTCTAGGGTTGCGTATGCCCATGGCTCTTAGCATGTGTGTCAGTTGCCAACCTTTCTTCTCAGAATCCAACGCATCGAACTCCACATGATGCAAGATTAAATCCTCTACTGCACCTTGGGTTCTAAATCCTTCATTGGATTCTTGTAGCATATCTCTTTCTTTGTGATCCAAATACCAATTCTTTTCACCTGCTTTATATAACTTAACTTTAACCTCTGCCCACATTTGTTGCATGTCGATACCGTGATGTGGATTGATGTCTGTGACTTTCAGACACCAAAAGCGTCTATTACCACTACCGTCAGCTAAGAACTCAGGTTCGTTCACTGAAGCAAAGAATGCGGTGCGTCTTTGATAGTTAGTAAAGGTTCTATCATACG